TTAAGCTAGGACGTGAATATCCAAATGCACTAGCCATCTTACCAATTCCATTTAATGCCATCTCAGTCGCCCGAGCATATGGCCCAATGACTGGTAAATCACGCAATGATCCTACTGCTTTTGCAGTAGTAGTAGCTATTACACTAGGTTTGTCGTACTCATCCCCAGCTTGGGGCACCAAATAAGGTGAGTTGACATGTGTTGGCATAGATAAATGAATGTCCTTAAACCACACCCAAACATTCAAATTTAAAGAATGTGGTGCAATAGTATCATTTACCAATCTCAACGGATTGACGGTGCGTAAATGCACCGTGACAACATCACCTGCTTCAGTGAAAGGAATCATATTAAAAGGATGGAATAGAGGAACCTCTAAACAACCTCCAGTTGCATCAGTTGGATCTATCATGATGTGGGGCAAAACAGTACATGCCGTCATAGGCACACCAGTTTGTCTATAAGTTGTATCAACTGCTGGCCAATGATCTGCTGCGGCAATATACTTACCGTAGTGAAAATTAGACCCATTTGTCTCAAACTTAACACACATTACTCCAGAAAACCATGCATAGTTATTAATCCTATTGGCAACCCTCGGGTTACTAAAATAGTCTTCTACAATTTTATAATTCCTGGAAATACTTTCAGGCACATCTAATGATTCTGTGTATAATAATACAGGGCGTCGGAAAAACTCCCTTAAATCACTATCCATGTGCTCAGTATTTAAGTTAATATCGCTTATATGGCTAGAGAAGTCAGTTTCGCCGCCGTCGACAATATTAAAGTTCGTTATTGCTTCGCTTCCGCCTGCATGCAATTGCAGGTCACCAACACGCGGTGACACTCGTGAGCTTTTTAAAACTGCTCCTGTTTCTTTTTTGCTTTCTTTATTTACTTTGTTAAATCGTGTAAATACACTACCAAACGCCCGACTTATGCAAGAGGTAGAGGAAGATTTAGAGGTGACTAATTCTTCACATGATTTTTCATTAATAGCAGCCTCAATCTCACCTGATTGGGTATCCATACTACCAATGAGACAGTTATTTAAGTCAGAAGTGCTCACTAGCACTTCAGACAGGCTGCCGTCTCCAGCCTCATGTTGTAGAATGTACTTTTCCTTCCATTCTACTATTCGTTCATCATAAGATGGAACGTTTGTGGGCAATACCATTGAATATTTCTTACACAATGTTTCGAACCTATCACACCACAAATCATATACTTCCCGTCCATGGAAAAACAATTCGTGTAAAGCCGATAAAATTGTTGCAATCAACACATTCTTCTCTTCTGACTTTGAACACTTTACGCAGTATAATGATTTCAAAATAGATTCAAC